ATTCTATGGTGGATGACGTTAATCAAGGTATTTCATTCTTAAAACAGTGGAAGCCAAAGGTATTCCTTAACGGGAATCATGATGCCCCACGACTAGAATTACTAACTCAAAGCCGTGATGCGGTTAAATCTGATTTAGCTATTAGATTAATTGGAGATATTCAACGTGAATGTGATGCAATTAAATGCGTTACCTATCCGTATGATAAGAAGCTTGGCATCTATAAGTTAGGTCAGCTTAAGATGTTACATGGATACGCTCACGGTATTGGAGCGACACGTAAGCATGGATTGGTCTATGGATCATGCCTTCATGGTCATACGCACCATATCGAATGTGTTTACATTGAGCGTCATGAGAAGACTGTAGCACGTAGCGTCGGGGCATTATGTCAAACTTCAATGCCGTATAATGCTGCTCAGATAGGCACCCTTCGTCAACAATCTGGATGGGCTTATGGGTGGGTTCATAAGAGAAGTGGCAACTTTTATTGTGCCCAAGCAGAGCGTATTGACGGAAAATGGATTTTACCTACTATTTAATATTATGAATGATCGATCAAAATGGTTGATGGAACTAAGTGGACGCTTGAATAATGGCTATGAAAAGCCTACAGATGAGTGGTTTTGTGCCAAGGAACTGATACCTCACCTTAAACTTACTGAAGGTTCTGTATCAAGAATCTTACGTGATTCAAAGAATTTAGAGTGGAAGCTGTTTACAGTCAACGGTAGGAATGTTAAGTTTTTTAGGGAGAAACCAGTATGCCAAGAAAAACCATTAAAGTCGTCGAGCGTAAACTCGGTAAAGAGCAAGCCCTCGGTTTGTCGTATGGCGGTAAAATTGAAATCGACCCAAGGCAAGACGCAAAAGAGCTTTTAAGCACATTGATCCATGAGTTACTCCATGAAACAGCTCCGTATTTAGAAGAAGGTGAAGTAATTAAGATTGAGCGTCAAATGGTAGATGTCGTTTGGAGACAGGGCTACCGTAAAGTTTCTTTAAAATAATCCTTGACCGACCATAAAAGGTGTCGGAACTTATATGTAAGTTATACAAATGTCCAAGGAGATTCAGCAATATGAGTTGTGGTTGTAATGATAATGGGTACACGGTATCCCCGAAAGAGTCCGTAGCGTCCCAACTGGAAAATTTAATTACTGCCTTACTTGGCACGATTACTAAGACGATTACTGACGGTCGTGCTATTTGGACTACTCCATGTTCTCCTAATGATAGTATTACTCAATTCCCTCGTAATGCGGGTGAGGGTGTTATTTGTTATCTCTTACGTGTATTTACTTATTACTTTACTCCATTTAAGGGTACTCATAATTCTGCAAATCCTTATTATTTTAATAACCTTGTAACGACTGGTGGTGCGGTTTATCTAGCTTTATTGGACGTTCCTGCTGGAACATTGATTTCTAACACTACCTATTGGTCGCAAGTATTAGCTCCTACGGCTGGTCCTGCTGGTGCTACGGGTCCTGCTGGATCTGGCTCGGCTATCAATTATGCCGTCACAACTAAAACTGGTAACTATACCGTAACCAATACTGACGCTGTTATTTTGTGTGACCCTGCTGCAACTCAAACGATTACTCTAACGGCTGCTAGTGCAGTTAATGGTAAATGGTTTAAGGTTAATAACCGTACAGGTGCGTTTACCGTAAATATTGTACGTGCTGGATCTGATACGATTGAAGGATCTGCTGGCGGTGAAACTACCTTATCCCTTACATATCGTTGTGAAGGTGTTACATTGGTTTCTGATGGTGTCTCCAAGTGGAGCGTATTTTAATTAAAAAAACAAGGTATAAATATATGACATGGATTATTGATCGATTGAAAGAAAAGAGTACTTGGGCTGGAATTATTGGATTGGTAACTGCAACTGGATTGGTTGCAATTAATCCTGAGCAAAAAGAAGCGATTCTTACTGCGATTACAGCAATTACTTCTGCTGTATTGGTATTCATTAAAGAAGCCCCTAAAGCCTAATGGCATTTGACCCTACAGCATTTGCGGAAGCAGCAAAGGAAGCGTTAGGAATAGCGAAGCCTTTGGTTGACGATGCTGTAGCTCAAAAATATGAATCGGCTCACAGATATAGGATGGAGGAATGGAATGAAGCTCAAAGTATTAAAGATAATAATTCTAGGTATAATGCTTCTTGGTCTGCCCTCTTGCGTATCTTATCCGAAGGTGGAAAGGCGACAGGGAGTAATGGAGCCTTGGTTGGAATCCCAAGCGATACATTGGCAAATCTTGTTGAACTTGCTTCAGAAGGAATCAGAGACAAAGCTCTGTTAAATAGGAAAAAATAATATGATGTCAATTATGATGGGTAGCGAAAACCCTATGTTTACAATGGAACATGAGTCCGAACCTAAAGTTGAGGTTGGTTCTACGGTATCCGTATCGGCAAAGGTTATTAAGAAATCTGAATATCTTAAAGAAGACGGGGAGAAATGCTTTGTATGTGAGTATGAGGTATTGAGCGTTGATGGTGAAAAACTAGAAACCGAAGGGGAAGATGAAGCAGTCGAACCAGAGGATGATTATAAAGAACTCGAAAAAACAGTTGATGAGGAAATGTCCAAGTCAAAAACAAATGAAGAAGGGGAAGAGTAATTATGGAACCAGAAGCAAAAGCGGTAACGATTAGTTTACCTTTACCAATGGCACAACAATTTGCACAAGTCATGGAAGGTTTCCTTGGATCTTTGTATCAAGCATTAGAGGCTGACGCTTCAATGTCACCTATGCAAAAAGGGAATGAAGGTGCAATTCCTCTATCTCCTAATGGTCAGAAACCACCTACTGCCGAGGAAGCTGCTATTTTAGACGCTCTTGCAGGTCAGGAGTAAGTGAATGATCGTCTCAGACATAATTGATGACGTTATTGATATTTTGGGGCGTGGGACTAAGACTGATGCCTACAAAAGATTAGCTGAAGCGGTTACGGTATTGTCTCGTAAGGGACGCTGGAATCCGTTGATTCGCTATGTCGATATTAAAGCTGGTATTGATGGTACTACGCTTACGTTACCTCGTGAAGTCGAGACGGTATTAGCGGTTAATTGGAATTGCCAACCTTTGTTGGGTCGGTCGGAATGGTTTCAATTTCACTTGAATGGAGGTGGTCAATTTAATACTGGTGGCTGGAATTGGGATAATCGAGGTGATTTTCCTACCTATCAAGATATTTTAAATCCTGCTTATTTGACGGCGATATGTCGATTAAAGAGCGATTTGGATACACGTTTATTGGTTCTTGGATATAATGAATTAGATGAAGTCCTACGCTATCAGGATGCTGACGGTGTTTGGCATGACGGACTTCCCGTTGATATGCACCTGACAACGGATTTTCCTTATGGAATCCCTTATGTTGAAAGTACTCGTAGCTTCTTTAGAAACTTTACTACAGTCAAGCCAAGTCAGCTTACCTCAGTTTCAGCTCATGAATTGACTGAGGGCGAACAAGTCACAATTAGTGCGATTACTGGAACTGTGCCTAGCCCATTGACGGTCGGAACTTCTTATTTTGTAGGCAAGGATTCAGATACTTTAATTTCTCTTTATACAACTCGTGAGGGATCTCTATCTGATACTGGTAAAGTTATTATCACGGATACACCTAGCTCTACGATTTCATTGAAAGATAGTCGTATTGTTTCTGTTCAAACTAAGTTTACAAGTGCAACGGCTCATAATATCTCTAATGGTACTAGGGTTGAAATTACGGCTGACGTTATCCCCGCCCCGTTTGTGGCTAACACCACTTATTATGCGTCAAAAATTGATAATAATAATGTAGCATTACATTCAAATTTGAGCGATGCAGAATCGAATCTTGATCCTATTGATTGTACTGACGTAGGAAATCTTGTCGTACTTAATGCAAAACAAACAATTTATCCTTCAAGCTTTCTTTCATTTTCTGTCAACCATAATTACGTTACTGGGGATGCGGTAACGGTATCTAATCCTAGTGGGGAACTCCCATCACCATTACTCCCGAATACGACTTATTATGTTCGGTATCTGACTACTAAACGAATCTCTATTCATAATAACCAATTTGACGCAATCAATAATGAGAACATTATCGTATTGACTACTAAAGGTACTGGATCTTCTTCTATTGTTAAGGCTATTCCTTCTGGTATCACGGTCGGTTCAGCACAACAAATTACTGCTCCCTCACATGGGTTGAATGCTGGAGATTTCGTACAATTCTTGACAAGCGGAACTTTCCCTTCAACTGAAATTCCTCCTGCTTCTGGTACGTTTGGAACGATTACTCAAGGTACTGTTTATAAGGTAGCCTCTCCTTTGAGTGCGGATACGTTTACAATTAAGAATACCTCAGATCAAGCTATTGATATTCTCAATACTGGTAATGGTCAAATTCAGTCGATTATTCAAAGAACATTCTTTATTGGATTTACTGGCGAATGGGAAACAGACGCAACAAATCTTGCAACAAATCAGGCTATTCAGTTAGACAGTGAAGGCACATTCCCTACGACTAATCCCGTAGTAACTACGGCGACCGACTATTATATTAAAAAGATTTCTGATAAAAAGATTGAGCTTTACACTAATACAGCAAATACCACAAAAGTCCCTGTTGCTACAGCTTCACGGTATCGTACTGGTAATGAGGTATTTGTTACTACGGCTTCCGTCCACGGATTTACAACTGGTGACAAGGTTGATGTTGAAGGCATTGGCGGAACTTTAGACGGTGTATGCTCTACCGTTTCTTTAGGTGGAACTGGGACTGGATATATTGCGGGGCAAGTTGGACTATTTGCTAATGCTGCTGGAAATCAATGTCAAATCAAGTTAGATACCGTATCTTCTGGCGATCCTACGGTCGTTTCTGTTGTGGCTGGTGGTGAGGGATTCGCTATTGGAAACGCATTGACTTATGTGAGTGGGTTCTCTGCTGGAACGAGTAAGACGTTTACTGTGGCAACGGTTACGAATGGCGTAAATAATGTAAGTAACGTCTATTCTCAAGATTCTGTTGCTATTACGGTTACAAGTACGACTCAATTTAAGTTCACTGGATCTGGATTAAATTCCGTTACACCTGTACTTGAGCCTGCTGGTACTGTTTCACCTTCACCTATTCGAGTTGTCTCTCTTGGTGATTCTGATTTGGATATTGTTTTAAAAAAATCAGTTACGGTAACTCCTTACGATAATACCCTAAAGACCGACGATACGACATATATCCAAGACGGAATGTTGGTAAAATTGACTACTACTGGGGCGTTGCCATTACCTTTTGCAACTGGAACTAATTACAAGATATACGTTGATTCTACTGGATTCTTTAGATTTAAGACCACTTCAGATATTGACGTTGCGTTACTCTCTATTGGGAGTGGAGTTCATACGGTCAATATTGATCGTAACTTTACATTAGTTCCAATGACCGATCTTGCGGTTCCTAATCATTTATTTAATAACGGTGATGCGGTAACGGCTCAAGAAGTTGGAGTATTGCCTACACCTTTTGTAGATGAGACTATTTATTATGTTCGGTCGACGGGGGATGATACTATCGCACTTTACGATACCTCTGCTCATGCGATCGCTACTGGATCAACAACTGGGCGTATAGCTCCAACAACTAGCGGTACTGGAGTTAATCAGATTTATCAGATTGTTTCTAACACAAAGGTAAGCCGTGTTATCCAAGTTATTAAGGATGAGTCAGATGGGTATATTGATTTATTGGCTATGGATGATGGTCGGTCAACCGATCTAACTCAAATTGGAACTTATCATCCTGACGAAACAAGACCAGCATACCGTAGAATTATTGTTCCAGAATGTAACGGTACGGCTCGTGTTCGGTTTCAAGTAAGAACATTTAATATTAAGAGTGACGACGATTATATCCCTCTTGAATCAAGTGTGGCGTTGATTTGTATGCTTCGATCAATGGAGTTGTTCCGTACTGGTAACTTTGAGGAAGCCAAAAAGTACGAGGCACAAGCATTGTCATTCTTACGTGAGGAGAAGTCCTCCATGGATGGAGGGGCGAATACATTTATTCAATTTAACAAAAACGTATTTAACCGTTCACAAGATGTAATGCAATGAGAGCACCACAAGCAACGACTCGATCTATTGAAAAAGGTCTAGCTGGTTGGACTGGTGGGTGTAACTCTGTTCGTAACCCTTGGCTATTGGCTGACAATCAGATTATCTGGGGAACCAACATTGTTAATCGTGGTGGTATCCTGCAAACTCGATACGGATATAGACAACATATTACATTACCTGATGGGAAATTGCAGGGATATGAGATATTTGATATTAATAAGTCTGATGCCACTGTTGTCGGAAAAGTTCATGTATTTGCAGTTGGTGGTTATATTTATTACGTTCCATATCCATTAAATCCTGTTGAGGATTGGGAACAATATAAACTTCCTAATATTCGGTTTAATCCTAATGCTGATATTGTTTATTTTGAAGTTGGGGAGAAATCAGCTAATCAGACTACAGAAAATAATTTAACTCGTGTTCCTAGTTATCGTGTATTGGTAATGCAGGATGGCGAAACTGCTGCTGCATTTTGGGATGGGCAAGAGAACCGACATTTAGATCAAGGAGCATTAGATACTCCGATTGGCACGTGGATGAAATGGGCTGGTAACAGGCTTTGGGTTGGCAAGGATAACGCTGTATTAGCTGGTGATTTAGCTGATCCTTTATCGTTTAGAGAACGTGTTGATGGAGTTGGTCGTGGAGATTTCCGATTTAGCGATACCATTACTGGAATGGCTATATTCTTATCAGATAACCGACAATCGGATTTAATGGTATTTTGTGAGACTGAAACAAGTATCCTTAAATCTTCTGTATTAGATCGTGAAGCATGGGAAACAACGGTAGGATTTCAAAGTATTTTGTATCCTAATATTGGTTGTGTTTCTGGTCGGTCTATTGTCTCTCATTCTGGTCTATTGTGGTGGTATTCTAATGGTGGACTGGTTAGTTCTGATTCAGCTACTACTAGCTTCCTAACGTCTCAAATTAGATACAGGGACGTTGAAATGGCTCGGTCTAAGGTTAATTTTTCCAATAAGATTAACCTGATTGCAGGGGGTTCGTTTGAGTCTTATTTGCTAATGAGCGTGCCTAGTGGTGACGAGCTTAACTCACAAACTATGCTGCTTGATTTCTCCATTGCTGACGAGTTACTTGAAACAACGCCCCCTGCTTGGCAAGGTGTATGGACTGGTATCCGTCCTATTGAATGGCAATCAGATACATATCTAGGTGTCAGACGAATGTTTTGCGTATCGACCGACTATCAAGCAATCGCTGGCGAAACGAGTAAGAACCATTTATGGGAAGCGTTTAGACCAGAACGATATGATTCTTATTATCAGAAGAACCTACAGAATGGATATGACCTTAAAAAGAATAGGATCTATTGCTCTGCTGAGACTAAGACTGCTGGTGACGGACTAGATATTAAAACATTTAAGTACGCTGAACTTGATCTTATTGAAATTGGAGATCACGTTAATCTAAAGGTTTCATACTATGGAACTAGGGGTGTTTACCGTGACATTCAGACCAAAGAGATTGAGGCTACCTTAGATCCTACACGGTTTAGATCGACGGTATTGAATGAGTTGTTTGCTCAGGAATCAGTGTTTAGACCTCAAACCCGTAGGATTAGAACTCAAGAAGAGATCAATCGAACGGATCTATCCGACAATATTCAGAGTCCGTTGATGTTTAATCAGGATAAGGCGTTCGGAATACAGGTTCAATGGTGCGGTCAAATGGCTATTGAATCCTGCCGTATCTTCGTTGATATTATTGAGGAGCGACCGAACGGTAGGGTAGAAGAGAATGAAAGCGGTATCAAAGTATTCCTTCTTGACGGTGCTCAATACGAACTATTGGAGGACGCATGATCGAAGCTGGCGATAGTCCTAACTACATGATACCGATCTTTCCAAGGCAACGGGACGTATTCTATTCGTCGATACCTGTCCAATGGCAGGAGATAGACGGTGAGTGTGTGTATGTCTTCCTTGTGCTAGGGATACATTTACTCCTCCTACTGGTGCGAAATTAGTTGTGAATGGTGTAGAAGTAACTTAGAGTATAATATGTTACCAAAAGTCAATTTAAAATTAGTTACGACCGAACGTGAAAAAGAAGAGGTAAAAGCCTTTGGATTGACGTTTGACCATGAGTTAGAAGAGAGACACTTTAAATATCCAGTCTTTGCCGTAAGGAATGACGAAGGTAATCTAGTGGGCTTCTTTCAGCTTAAAACGGTTCCTATCGCATTTACAGGTTGGAGTCCAGATATTAAGCCTTTGGAAATGGTAGAAGCATGTCGCCAGCTTTACGCATGGAATAACATGAACTATCAACTTGAAGGTAGAGATAGTGGATATGTTGGTGTAAACTTAAATCATGAAACCTTTACTCCTTCGATTATGAAGAAGTTAGGGTTTGATCGTGTCGGTGTTGAATTGTATCAGGGAGATAAATAAATTATGTGCATGGATAATAAAAATAATGTTTCAACATCTGTTAGCGTTGGAGAGAAAGCTAATTACGATAAGTTATTTCCTAAAGAGATAACTCCACAAAGTAATACTTCTCAACTTTCCATTGATCCTAAGTATATGAGCGACAGAGTTGATCTTACTGGAATTAAAGATCCAGCAGTTATAGAGCGTATGTTAATGGAAGATCAATTTAAAAATAGAGATAAAGTAAGGTATTCTAATTTAAATAAATATATTGATAATTCATCTCAATATTATGATCGTATAAATAAAGGTTCATCACCTAATAATGTTTTGTTTCTAAAAGAAAGAGCAGATAAGGCTTTATCTAAAGTTTCTAAATCATTTGAATAAAAATAGGATTAATTATGTGCATGGATAATCAAGCGAATGTCGGTAAAGACTCAATGTATTCTGGTAAACTTGGTGGGAACATTGGTCGTGGGGCTGCGAACTTTACACCTACACCGTCTGCACCTGAGCCAGCACAAGAAGTTCGTAGGGCAATTCCTGTAGAATCAGTTCCTCCTTTATTAAAAAGACAAAGTGATGTTGATACAACTACTACTTCGCAAGAGTTAGGAACTCAAGATGCTTTGCCTGTAGAAAGCGAACCAGTTTCACAAACACCACCAACAAAAAAAGAAGATCCTAATTTAGCTAAAAACAGTGAACTTCTTAGAATGAGGGAGGAAGCTGCTGCTGAGTTTGATAAAAAAGCAGAAGAACTTAAGGGATCTGAGCAAACCAATCCTGCTCTTGAGTACAGTAAATGGCTTTATTCTAGTGATAAAGACGCAAAGTATCCACTACTTCGTGGAGCTTTATTGGGAACTTTAATTGGACCAGCTTCGACTTTAGTAACAGAGCCTTTAGGTCGTATTGCTAAATTTAGTGGTGAAAAAGGTTTAATAAAAGGATTTTCAGACCCTTCAGTTGTTGCTCAAAACATACGAAGAGGTCAATTTGACGCTACATTACAAACAGGTTCAGATAAAAAAAGATTAAGTAAATCTGCGGGACAAATGGTAGATTATAAAAGTGGCGTTACATTAACGCCAGTGACAACAATATCTCCATACGGATACTAAGAGGACAATAATATGTGCATGGGTGGAGCAAAAGCAACAAGTGTAAGTAACGATCAAGCGGCGTTCTCGGAATCGAATGCAGCGATGAACGGACGTGAACAAACGTATGCCGATCAGATTCAAAAGTATTATAATCCAGAAGTAGTCTCTATTGATCCTAATAAGGTAGCTAGGGATACTATTTCATTTAATCGCCTACGTAAATATTACGATCAACAAGGTGACGGTGACGAAAACTACGCAATGCGTGAAAAAGTTCGCGGTCAAATCAATGAGGATTTAGGTGGCATTAGTCCAGAGGTTCAACGTGATTTGGTCAAAACTGGTATGGCTGGAGCGTTCTTAGGTGGAAACCGATCCTTTGGAAGAGGATTAGATCGTGGGTCGGTCACGGCTGCTAACATATTTGGTCGTGGTGCTATTGGATACCGTCAAGGAGTACAAGATCAAGCTACTAGATTCATGGGGGCTAACCCTTCTCAGAGTGCTTTGGCTAGTGGCGGTGAAATGGCTTCATTAGATATTATTAATAGACAGAATTACGCCGATGCCCGCAATCAAAAGATGGGACAACTTGCAAATCTTGGAATGTGGTCTATTAATAATGAGAATAATAGAAACCAACAAACCATGGGTATGCTAAGACAAAACGCTGCGAACGAAGCAAGCAACCGTAACGCTATCGCTGGTGGAAATCAGGCTCAAAAAGGTGCTATGATTGGTGGGGCGACAGCAGTTGCTGGAACTGTGGCTGCTGCTGCGATTATTGCTTAATATCATGAAAATAGAACAAGCTAAACAGTTTATTAAAGACGCTATATCCAAGCACAAGAACCCTGCTGTTCTATGTTCATTCGGTAAGGATAGCGTTCTCATGACTTATTTAGCTTTGTCGGTTAGGCCTGATCTACCAGTTATATTCTTTCGTCATTCATACAATCCATTAGTTAAGTATCGGTATGCAGATAAGATGATCCAATGGTTCGGTGAGCAATTTAATCCTCAAATTATTCAAGGTCTATTGCCTTCACAAGTTGAGTTAATTGAACAGAATGGAGACTTGGACTTTATTGAGCATTACCCTATTGGGGCTAGAACAATGGCTATGCCTGTAGGGATTAAACAGGACGAGGATGGAGTTTGTTCTAAGGATAAGATATTTAATCAAATGAAGGGTTCATACGATTGGAGCTATGATCTATTATTTTGTGGGCATAAGGCTTGTGACGAGGATACGTTAGTTGACGGAGGTAAGATCCCTATAACTATTGATTATCTGCAAATCCAAGGATCTTCTACGTTGGCTTATCCGTTACGGAACTTCTCTCATGCAGAGGTATTTAATTCATTTAGTGAGTTAAATATTCCAATGGACACCGAACGGTATGAAAAGACATTTGAAGTTTGGGCTGAAAAGGATGATAAGACAGTAAATGGTGATTGGACTACGGCATGTATGAACTGCATGAATCCTTATAACGACAAAACAGTTTATTGTCCTAAACTTAAAGCCAATGTAAATAATCTTGGGAGAGAATTATTGTCGGTAAATCAACTTAATAACCTTGAATATCTAAAGCAATAATATGGCAACCGCAAAACAACGTGATTCATGGAGAGACGCAATTCGGTTTGACAATGAAACCGACCGACTAGACGTAGATACAGCTTTCTCTCGTTGGAAGACTACGGTAAGTGGGCTTCAATCGCAAATGCGAGATAACCAAGCCAACCTTCGTAAAGCGAACACACGATACTCTCAAGTTGCTGCTGCTGGTGGCACTGGAGATTACGGGGTTAATACGTATTCCACGGCTGCTGCCGATCTTCGTAAGCAAATTGAGGGATCTAAGTTTACGGAGACATTTACACCGAGATTAGGTAGTACGGTTATTCGTCCTTTGGCTGATATAAATCAAGATATTTTAGGAAAGAAAGATAAAATTAAAGCTATTGAGAAAGAGCGTGAAGATTTTTTAGCACCTAAATTTGATAAGAGAGGTAATAGGATTTATCCTAATATGGATAGGTATTATGATAATACTTTAAAGCAATTCGATTCACGGATTGGTCAAGTTAATAAAGAAATGGCTACCGATCAAGCTTTGTACGACGAACAACAACCTTTTGAAGAAGATGAAATAAAGAAGTCTGGTCAATATAAGGATCGTATTGCGGGGCTTGAGAAGCAATTTATTGAGGCTACATTAAATGCTCCTGAGCCAGAAGCTCCATCGTTACGTGGAATCCAACAACAAAGGACTCCAGAACAAATTTCAATGCAAAGGGATCAGGCTATTAATTCAAGTCTTGGGGCTGGTAAAACACAACAAAAAGTTGCACCAGCACCAAATCAGCCTTATCTTGCTAAACAGAACAATTCATTGCCTTTACGTGGTTATACAATGTCTAACATGCGTGGGGCTAGTCAACGTGTTAATGGTGCTCTATTAGGTGGCAACAGTAACAAATTACAATAAGAGGTAGATTATGTGTTTTGGAGGAGGAGGCGGTGGTGGAACGATTGATAGTGGTGCTGCTCAAGCAGCCAAAGAACAAGCTGCTGTAGCTCGTGAAAACGCTGCTAGAGAAGAAGCTCGTTGGCAACGTGAACAAGACCGTATTGCAAAAGAAAAAGCTGACCAAGCTGCTGAAGGAGCTAAACAAGAAGCCGAACGGGCTAAATTGTTAAGTGATCAGCAAGCAGGACAACGTGCTCAGTTGGCGGCTCAAGGTGATACTGGTGTAGGTGCTGACATTGGATCTATTCAAACCAAGAAGCGTGACGCATTGGCTGGATATGATACCATGTTTAATGAACTTAAAAATAAGACTCAAGCCCAACAACAAGGTAATGCTTCTGGTGGTAACTACTTAGGTCAATCAAACACACTCGTAAATCAATCTGGATTTAACACTCAAAACACTGGTGGCAAACGCTACTACACTGCTTAAGGATAATATATTATGTTTGCTGAAATCGCTGCTTCACGACGACCGATCATGCCGTCAATCGAAATTAAACCATTGAGCTACCTAGATCCCCGTATCTTCGCCCCACAGGTGGACGTAAGTGGAGTTGTAGAAGGTAACTTAGCTGCTACCAAGTCGGTCATGGCAGGCATTCAGTCTGGAGTTAGTAGCGTTGCTGGCGGTATTAAAGAAGCCATTGCTATGGATGCTGCTGGTAAACAACAAGATTTCCAAAACTGGAAGGATGTAGATCAATCTCAGCGTGGTTGGGACCAAAATAGAATTGCAGAAAATAGACCTTTATCGGGTTCTGGCGTTGATCCTATTAGTAAGTCATATAATAATTATTTGAATGAGGGATATAAAACCAATGGGACTGATTGGGCTCCAGAAATGGATTTTAATCAATTTAAAACATTATATTCTGGAACTGGAGAAAGAAAACAATCTCCGTCAAGCTGGTATAACCGTAATGCTTCACAGGGTCGTGGACTAGTTAGATTGCCCTTAGAATAACTTGACATATTGGTTTAGTGTAAGACATTAAAATATGGCTTCTGATATTAATAATATCCCTCAACGGGTGCGTACAACTGTTTACAACCCCACAGAAGATCAATGGGGGTATCAGACCGCTACAGGTGTAAATTCTCGTGCTGGATATACTGCTGCCGTTGATCCTAGTGTTATCCCTTATGGTCGGTATTTTCAATTACTTAATGAAGATGATACCCCATGGAATGATCCGTATGGAAACAATGGTATTCGCCAAGCGGTCGATACTGGTAGTGCCGTAAAGTCACGTAAGGCTAGTGGCGGTAACGAACCTGTAATTGATTTGTTTACGGAAGATGATGTTATGGAGCATCAATCTAAAATCGGAAATTATGCTAAGTTCAAGCTTCTTCCAGAAGATTTTGACCCCAATAAAACCGATAAGGTAGATGGTCAGAATGTAGATCAATCTCAAGAACAAAGACCTTATTTGGGTGATTACGAGTTTGATAATATCATTAAAGATAAAGGATTTAATGAACTTCCTACTCAATCTAAACTAGATATGTACCGTGATTGGTTGCGTGATTATGAGGGTAAAATTTCTAAAGAAGATCCTGAGTATACTCCAGAAGAGTTTTTAAAATATAAGAAAGAATTATCTCCACTTATATCTTCTTACTTAAAAGGTAAAGACGACAAAATTGATTTGACCGACGATGATAAGCCATACGATTTTAGCCTACGTGGCGAATCTAAGTTAGATAAGTTTAGGATTAAGGATGCTGGAAATAAGGATTTCCAACGTACACTTAATATTGCGGAAGCTAGTGGTGACTTAACTCCACAAGAACGTGATGCGTTGCAGGGTAAGATTGGAGCAGAACAGGAAGATAGCGTTAGGGCTGATTCAGTTAATATTGGTCAATATCTATTTAAAGAAGGTAAAGTTGATTCGGTTCGTGCTGGTGCGGAACAAGCATTAGAATGGTACAATTCGGATAAGACCGAAGATCAAGAAAAGTTTAATCGTTTAGCTCAAGCTACCGTAGAAGGTACTGGAGAAACAAGTAGTTTTCTAGGGTCGGTTGGTCGTGGTCTTGTCCGTGGATCTAAGCAAGTAGCAGCAATGACTGTTGGTGCGACTGAACTTGCAGCCAATGTAGTAGGTGCTGATGATTTAGCTCAAA